GCCACAAGACTCTCTGAACCTTCCGGTCCAGAAAGACTTGTCAGCATTGACCTTGAAGCCAAAAGCTTCAAGTTCGCTGATGACGGAATGCACATATTCTATGGGGACGATTATATCATCACCATAGACACGCACCTTGCCCCGGAATGACTGGATGTCACCTCGGGTAAGAGGCCGATCGAGCACTCGTTCGATCCCCATCAAGACAACGGTAGTGAATACCATAGCCTCGATTGGGAAACAGAGTGCTGAACCCATCGACGCGAACTTGGCCAGGCGTAAAACGCCATGACCAGGCACGTCAGCCTTCCGTGAGCGTGCCGCATCAACTCCCTCAGCAATATTAGGGAAATTGCGCAGCATCTCACGTACGAGCTGATTGGAGACACGGTCGGAAGCCTCGCTAAGATCTAGCGTGGCAAGGTTACCCTTAAGGGAACCTTCTCTGGCAAGGAGTTGATTAGGCTCCTGTTCGGAGAAACCGGTGAGGCCATAGGCGATATTTCTATCGCCATTCTCGAGTTTGTCAGACTCGATGGCCTCCTTGAGTCGTAGCCAAATCGCCTGCTGCACATACATCATGCAGGTCGGTTCTTCAGCTATGATTCGAGGTGTCTTCATCGTCTTAGGCACAGTAATGACCTTAACGGGTCGTTCTGCGCCGGGTTCGAGAAGGTGAACGGAATCAAGATTCAAGTAGAATCTTTCGTTTGGAATAAGGTATTCCCTTATTGGGAAGACCATTTCCAAGCGATCGGTCCATTCAGTCTGAGTATACTTCTTGTTTCCAAGGAGTCTATCAGCTGTAGCACCGGATCCGTGGCGTGGGATAAGTCGTCCATAATAAACGTCTTCATCGACGTTTTGGAGGACTGAAGCCCATACCAAGTTAGAAACTCTTCGAAATCTGCCGAGAGACTCGGCGGAACGATGAGAATCATTAACTCTCACCTCCTTCTCACACTTGACGTAGCTATCGATAGCACGAGCAACCCTTACATCACTGCAGGGCAACTCTACTTTCCCAAAAGCAAGTAGGACCTGCCTCAGAGATTGTATTGCATCTATCGACGGCTTGTCGAGCAATCGACCATCACTACGGTCGAACACAAGCTCAAGGAAACCCCCCAAGAATGAGGGGAGACCGCCTGTCCATTTAAAACCAATGAACAGGTCGTGAGCAACGAAT